CGAATGATTGTGAGGTTAAAGCGGTTGCAACATCCAAGGACGCCTTACGTGGTTACACGCCAACAATATTGATTTTTGACGAAGCTGCGTTCATTGAAGCAGATAATGATTTCTGGTCTGCTTGTATGGCATCTCTATCAACAGGTGGTAAAGTGATAGTTGTTTCAACCCCTAACGGATATGACCCAATCTATTATGAAATTTATGACCAAGCATTGAGAGGAATGAATGAGTTTAAAATCTCGGAGATGTATTGGTATAGAGACCCAAGATATACCAAGGATTTGTTCATGGTCAAAACTAATGACCTCGTTCATTTTTTATTGAATAGAGAAGATTATCCCAAAGACGTTGTAGTTGACCTCTCAATAGATAATCCATATGAGAGAGACCATTCAATAACCACAGATTACATCAATAAGGGTTATAAACCATGTTCTGCTTGGTTTGAGGGAATGGTCAAAAAATTGAAATTTGACAGAAGAAAAGTTGCACAAGAATTGGAGTGTAATTTCTTGGGGTCAGGGGACAATGTTTTTGAATCTGAGTTGATGCAAAATATTGCTAAGAATAGCCTTAGAGAACCTCAAGCTAAATTGATGGGAAGCTCATTGTGGATATTCAAAGAGCCTGAAAATAATCATAAGTACGTTATGGGGGTGGATGTTTCAAGAGGAGATTCAGAAGATTTCTCATGTATTGAGATTATTGATTTTGACACAAAAGAACAGGTTTTGGAATACGTCGGTAAAATCCCACCAGATGTACTTGCTGAAATTGCTTATAAGTGGGGTACTATGTATAGAGCCTTTTGTGTGATTGATATAACTGGTGGGATGGGAATTTCAACTGCCCGTAAAATGCAAGAATTGAATTATGAAGGTGGATTGTATGTTGACAACATAGACCCGAACAAGAAATGGAAGTGGGACCCTAAAGCAAATGAAAAAATACCTGGTATAAATTTTAATTCTAAAAGGGTTCAAATTATTGCATCGCTTGAGGAAGCGGTGCGACATGATTTCAAAATTTATTCTAATCGATTATATAATGAAATGAATACTTTCATCTTCATAAATGGTAGACCTGACCATCAAAAGGGACACCACGATGATTGTATTATGGCTATATCCATGGCAATTTATGTTGCAGAAAAATCATTCCAATCGATACAAAAAGTTGTCAATCATACCAAGGCAATGTTGAATTCTTGGACATCGACCGTGAATGAAAATAAAAATACATCAGATTATTTCAACCCAATGGTTCCACAGTCTAATCGCAACTCAGGTATGTATCCTACAAATGGTCCAACTAAGGCCGATTATCAAAAATATGGATGGTTATTTGGAGCTAAATAACTATTTATATTATTGATTAGACAAGTAAAATTAAAAGATGAGTGAACAGAATTTAACTATTTGGCAGAGGTTATCCAAAACCTTTGGACCCAATTCTTTATTAGGTCAGGATTATCCTACATATAAGTTTGATAAAAAAGTATTACTACGTACCACCGACCGAGCTGAATACGAAAGGGAAAAATTACAAGCACAACAAAGTTTTTATTTAGCAAATCAATGGGCTAAAGTTGAAAACAATTTATATTCTCAAGCCATTTATTATGAACCATCAAGACTCTCCGCACAATATGATTATGAGTCTATGGAGTATACACCTGAAATTTCTGCGGCGTTGGACATTTATGCTGAGGAATCAACAACTACCAATGAGGATGGTTTCATATTACAGATTTATTCAGAATCAAAAAGAATCAAATCAGTTTTAGCCGACCTTTTCAACAATACATTGGATATCAACACCAATTTACCAATGTGGACAAGAAATACATGTAAGTATGGTGATAACTTTGTTTACCTCAAACTCGACCCAGAAAAGGGAATTGTTGGTTGTCAACAACTACCTACAATCGAAATTGAGAGAAGAGAAGTTGGTACTTCACAAAAAATTACAGTAGAACCCGATAGACCTGAAGATAGAAAAGCACTTCACTTCGATTGGAAAAATAAAAACATGACTTTTCAGTCTTGGGAAATTGCTCACTTTAGACTGTTGGGTGATGATAGAAGGCTACCATACGGAACTTCAATGCTTGAAAAAGCCAGAAGAATTTGGAAACAATTATTGTTATCCGAAGATGCGATGTTGATTTATCGTACTTCGAGAGCTCCAGAAAGAAGGATATTCAAGGTATTTGTCGGAAACATGAATGATGACGATGTTGAAGCGTATGTACAACGTGTGGCAAACAAATTCAAGAGAGAACAAATTGTTGACAGTAAGACAGGTCAAGTGGATATGAGATTCAATCAGATGGCCGTTGACCAAGACTATTTTGTACCTGTACGTGACCCAGCAGCACCTAGTCCAATAGATACCTTGCCTGGTGCACAAAATCTATCAGAAATTGCGGATATTGAATATATTCAGAAAAAACTGTTGACAGCTTTAAGAGTACCCAAAGCGTTTTTAGGGTTTGAAGAAGTTGTGGGTGACGGTAAGAATCTTTCTTTGCAGGATATTAGGTTCGCCAGAACAATAAACAGGATTCAAAAAAGTATGTTACAGGAACTGAATAAAATTGCAATTGTTCATCTGTTTCTTTTAGGTTTTGAAGATGAACTTGATAATTTTACTTTGGGTCTTACTAATCCATCCACTCAAGCTGATTTACTCAAAATTGATGTCTGGAAAGAAAAAGTTACACTTTATAAAGACATGGTATCTGACCCTGGAGGTGGAATTTCAGCAACCTCTACAACATGGGCTAAAAAACATATTTTTGGTTGGTCAGACGATGAAGTCAAATTAGATTTACAACAACAGAGATTGGAGAGAGCGGTCGGTGAAGAATTGAAAGCCACTCCAACAGTTATTACCAAAACGGGAATATTTGATAATCTAGATAAATTATACGGGTCAACAACGGGAGGAACACCAACTCAAACTGCAACCGAAACTGGAGGTGGATTTGAACCTTCAGGAATAGAACCAATGTCACCGCCATCACCACCCACACCTGAAGAACCTGCTGGTGGGGAAGCACCACCCGAAGGAGGCGAAGTTACACCGGAATCTAAATCTAAAGAACTGAACATTTTAGTTGAAAATAACTTTATTGAAGGTTCAACCAACATAGATTTGTCACATGGGCAAAATTCTTTGGGTGAAATTACCAAGCAGTTAGACAAGTTACTAAATTCCTAATATTTATTTGTAAACCTACAGTAATGACATTCGGACAGATAAAAACCGCCATAGAAAACCACTTGATTGAATCTTACAAAAGTGAAAAAGAATTCAAGAAAAGTATCAATGAATTTAAGTCTAATATATTGAATAATAAATCAATATCCAAACTTTATTCTGTCTATGACCAGTTATCTACAAATCAAGGTTTGAACGAAGGTGATGCTAAAGATTTTTTAGAAGAAGGATTATCTGTAATCAATAGAATTTTACCAACAGTAAAATTACCCAAACTTGCTAAAGAGACTACTAATAATAATTACAAAAATATTGACACACTAGTTTACACAAATAATTTAAATTTATCTGAACGCGTAAACGCTAAAAAGGAAATCATTCAAATTTTGAAATCTGAGAAAGAAAGTCTGAAGGAATCTATAAAGTTACCTGTTTCTAGTATGGTTAAAATTGCCAATCAGACATTAGAGAATTACATCACAAATATGGATGAAGATTCTAAAAAAGTTTTCATGAATGTGGTAAAAACAGATAGTAAAAACTTGAAGGAAGATTATCAAAACTTGAAAGAATCTACAATAGATAAATTAAAAACAATCCTCACAAACGAATCAGAACAGGAATTAAAATCTAAAATACAAGAGACTATAGAGAAAATTCAAACTCAGGATTTTAATCAGATGAACTATGTAAAATTAGTGAGTTTGGAAAAAAACCTATAGGTTCGTTTTCTTTCTTTGAGTATATTTTGCTTTTAGTAATGCTTTTCTTTTAGTAACAGACTTCTTTTCAAATTCTTTCTTTTCCAATAACTTTTGATTTTGTTTTGTCTTTATTACCTTAGATTTCAAAACTTTCAAAGCCTTCTCTAAATTTTCCGATTTGGTTATTTCGATAATCAACATATTTTATATATATTGTGTTTTTGACAATAAATAACTTTATGGTTACTTTTGTATCAAAATAAACTATGAAATATGAAAATGAATGAAAAAAGGAAAAAGTGTAAAACTAAATTTATTTACACCAATTAAATCAGTATACGGAACTGTGGATTCTAAAAATTTAAAGTCAATCTACATAAACATTCAATCTTGGGTTTGTCCGAAAATGGAGTATGATAATTGGAATAGAGTTGTTTGTAATTTGAATCGTGAAATAAAACACTCTGTATATAATTCGATAACTGAGGAAATTTTTTTAGAGAAAAATATCGTTGATTTAGATTTAAGAACGAGTGGTATAAACAAAGGAAAAAAATCTTTTTTTAATTTGGAAGTAAATTTATTCGTTTCTCAGGACTATGAATTCAAGTCACCAATTCTTAAAGAGGGTATCAAAAAAATTGTAAAAAATATCTATACTAATAATATTTCCAATAACAAATATTTTGATTTTTCGAAATCAAAAAATTAAACAATACTAGCAATATATTTATCTTTTAAAAGGAAGAATGAAACAACTCAGAATTTTAGAGGCACATGAAACAGGACATGGTATTTTAATAGAGATGGACGCTGGTTATGTTTCCCCAAGAGATGAACATAATGCAAATATGT